AGAACGCAAAGAAGCACAAATTGGAGTTGGCTATGTTTTAATGCGTAGAGCTGACTTTGATCCGCAACAGGTGTGTAATGAAATGAAAAAGCCATATCAATTTACTTGGTATGGAAAAGTTAAACCACCTGAACACAAAGAAATTAAACCCTACTTTCTTGATCTTGCATATCGCATCATGCACAAGTTAGAGCCTGACTATTCCCAAGGCGCAACTAATTTCCACGACACTTCAATTTCAAAACCTCAATCATGGTTCAAACTTAAAAAGACTGTTCAATGGTCGCACATGATTTTTTATAAAATGGAGGAAACAAAATATGCTCAATATTGAGTTATATGCTAAACAACTTAACGGATTAGATGTTCAATCCGTATTAAATCCAAAAAAACTGCAAAACCCACCTGAAGATGTTTCATTAGATTATTACGTTTATCGTGGTAAAAAAGGCTATGCAAGTTTTCTATCTTCTAACAATAAAGAAAGACAAATATCTTGCAATATTAAATTAATATTTGACGGCAGAACAAATTTGCTGAAAGATGTGAAGTTTATTGAAATAAAACATAAAGATAACCAAAAATGGAAGAAGTAATAACTTTTATAGTAAAGTGCTTAATGTTTTGTGGATGTGTCGGTCTTATGATCGGCACTTTTTTTATGCTTGAACTTTTATTTGGAACTCATATATGTCATTAAGAAAAGAACAGTTGTTGGAGGCGGTTGAAGCTTTTAATAAGACAGGAAGTGAAACTAAAGCAGCAGAATTATTAGGTATTAAACGAGCCTGTTTGCAAGGCAGATTAAAGGCAGCAAAATTAGAAAATATAATTGCATCAATACCACTTGAAACACAACTCTCACCTGAAGTAGCCCTCAAAGACAAAGTAAGAACCCTGGAAGCACAAATAGCTTCATTCAATCGTGACGTATTAAATGAAAATTATGTTAAGTCAAAAATTCTTAAAATGGCAGAAAAGAAACCTTCGCCACCTAGCTGGTTATCTAAACCTAGTCCAAGTAAATCTGCTCCAGGCGTTCCTACATTATTTGCATCAGATTGGCATTGGGGTGAAAACGTTGACCCTAACCAAGTTAATAATGTCAATTCTTATAATATGAAAATAGCTCATAAGCGAGCTAAAAAAATGATTGAGGTTGCTATTGACCTTTTAAATAATCACATGGTCAATCCAAAATATCCAGGCATCGTATTTGCTTTAGGCGGTGATATGGTATCAGGTGACATCCATGAAGAGTTGATGGCCACCAATGACGCAGAGATTATGCCTGTAGTGATAGACTTGTTTGGTGTGCTAATTTGGTGCATATCTACATTGGCAGATCAGTTTGGCAAAGTATTTGTGCCATGCGTAGGCGGCAACCATGGTCGTAACACTCATAAGATTAGAAACAAAGGCCGTAACTTTACTTCTTTTGATTGGCTAACCTATCAATTCCTAGCTAAACACTTTGAAACCGATAGCCGAGTATCTTTTCATATACCTGATGGCCCTGACGCTTTATATGCTATTTATAACCATAAATACCTATTAACACATGGCGATCAGTTTAGAGGCGGTGACGGAGTGATTGGTGCTTTAGGGCCTATTATTCGTGGTGACCATAAAAAACGGTCTAGGAACGCTCAAATTGATATGGAATACGATACTATGATAATCGGTCATTTCCACCAATTAATACAATTAGAAAGATTGATTGTAAATGGATCGCTAAAAGGGTATTGTGAATATGCTTATAGCAATAACTTTGGATTTGAACCTCCAAGGCAAGCTTTATGGATAACGCATCCTTATCATGGCATTACTTTCTCAATGCCTGTCAACGTGGATGTATCGTTTGAAAATTCAGATAAATCAGAATGGGTTAGTTGGAAGGGTTAAAAAATGACATTATTGAGCGCTAAATATATCGCAGCCCTGTATTCAGCGTTTAGACTTATGCCACCTTTTGATCGATACGATTTACCAACCGCTTCAAAAATTGATTTTAAAATAATTAATGATCCAACAGCTTATGGATATTTTCATTGCGACCCAAATTTAAAAATAGAAATCTCAAAAGGCCGTTGTTTACATTATTTAACGGTTTCTGAAACTTTATTGCATGAAATGTGTCATCTAACCCTTTATAACAAAGGTTACAAGCATTGGGATGCCCACGGTGCGACTTTTTATCGTTTGGCTGACCAAGTATCCAATATTTATGGTTTCGACCCCAAGAGGCTTTAAAATGCGAAATAGCCCTATATTGACAGAACGTGAAGTAACTCATGGTGATTTTATGGCAAAAGCACAGTTTATTGAGAAAGTTCAAGAAATTATTAGTAAAAATGCTTGGAATGAATTAGAAGCGGATCAAAAAGAAGCAATCCACATGATTTTAGTTAAGTTAAGCAGAATTTTATATGGTGATCCCAACTATGCTGACCATTGGGATGATATTGCAGGTTACGCAACTTTAGTATCAGAACGACTTAATAAGAAATAATGATTTTACTGATTAATTTGTATTGCAAAAAGACCATAATTTGCTAGACAAGTAATTTTGCTTGTTATAAATGAAAGGCAAATATTATGTGGACTATTCCAGCTGCTACAGAAATGAGATTTGGTTTTGAAGTAACAATGTATGTAATGAATAAGTAATAAAACTAAAGGGACTTAAATGTCCCTTTTTTATTTACCAATAGCAAATAGCGTATTCTAAAATAAAACGTAGAGGTATGCTGATAATACAAAGAAGGCACATAGTAGTGACAAACGCCACACATGCAAAAACAAATTCATCCATTATTTCTTTGGATGTGCTTTAGACATTGGCGCTTTAATATGAGCTTTAAGTTCTTTTTTTAGCTCTTTAACTTCACGCTCAACAACGTATTCTTTTTTTTCGTGTCTAATAAGAGGTTTTAATTCCTCAAGAATCATTTTAGTTGCCATATTTTCTAGTTCCTGATTTGTCAATAATTAATTTTTGTAATCTTTGCGTTTCGCCTTTCGGTGCAAAACCGATATGACACCATCTATCATACTCCAAAATAACTTGGTCATACTGAATATTACTCCTAATAATAGCATCCACAATAGCACGAGGGCTACCGAAATTAGGGCATACAATGTCCGCAGCCAATCCTTGAACGTGGCTAGAAGTAGGTTTGCTTCCAATCCCTGTATTAACAGATAAGCAACGATAAGCGCTATTAACATGAATAGGATGATTAAGAACATTTCTTACTCCTTCCAAGTTATCTGCTAACCACTTTAAATTATTTAACACAGTTGCATCGCTAGGCATATTGTCTATGTTATTGCGATCAGCAAATTCAGAGGCGTAAAGTTCCTCTAATGTAAAATGAGGAGTTAATTTCAATTCGCACCTTTAATCTTTTCAATAGTCCTTAATCCGCCAATACCCAATAAACCACCTAATACTGTATTTAAAGTTGCCATGTCAAATGGCACAAGAATTGGTTGTTGATGAAATAACATGAGAAACCAATTAAGGATTGGAAAGAATACAAAGTGCAAAGAAAAAGCAAAACCACACACCCAACCAATGCCTGGCCGCCAACCTGATTTAAAAAGATTTTCAGATTTAGCTTCTTCTGCATTAATATTAATTTGACCAAGAGATAATTGAAAGTCTTGCTCGCTTAAAGCTTTTTCTAATTCTTGCTTGGCTTTTTCACGAGCATTAACGTCAGGTATAACTCTATCTAATACAGTAGAGCCAATAGATAATACTGAATCAATGATGCCCATTATTGAGCTACAGTTGTTGTAGCACCATGTTCGTTAGTTACAGAAACGGTTACGGTTGGAGTTGGTGCTGGAGCCTCTACAATGGGTTCAATTTTTTTAGTAAAAAATGATTTGATATATTTAAATAAAACAACAAATACGTTAGCAATTGATTTAACTACGTTCCATAATGCTTTTAATAATTCCATATTAACTCCTTATTTTAAAACTATACTTAATAACAATAAAATAATAGCGCCTGCACTTGCCATTAATATACCTTCTAAACGTTTTAGTCTAGCACCAATTTCTTCATATCTTAAAGCGCATATTTCTTCATGAACGCTTAAACGGCTATCCACTTCTGTAAGGGAATGTTTAATCATAATTAGCTTTTCATAATGTAGCAAAGAGCAAAGTATGGAGGAATATTTTGACCTGTTCCACTTGTTCCTGCTGTAGCGTTTGTTGTTGCTGTTGCAACTGTAATGCCTGTTGTTGCGGTAGATGTATTACTTGTGCTAGTTCCACGATAAGAAGGTTGAGCGCCAGCTCCACCAACTGCATCACTTGCTGCATAAGGAACTGTATGTAAGTGACCTGGATCAGTAACAGTTGATGTAGATGTGGCAGTATGTGTATGAGATACCACAATTGCATCCGCACTACCACCTGTTTGATTTACTGAATAAGAAGAACCTGCACCAATAATAAAACGATCACGAAGATCAGGTGTTGAGTTTGTTCCGTCACATAATAAGTAACCGCTAGGAATAGAGCCAATTGAGCCTGACCATAAAAGAATCATGCCTGTGGGAAGTGTAGATGAAGAAGCAGGAATAGTTCCTAATATGCCGTATAAATTATCGTATGTAGCAATTGTTGAACCCACTGCGTCTTGTAAAATAAATTTGTAGTTATAACCGTAAGTCAGCCAAATTTCACTTGGCGTTCTACCGTCAGTTCCTAATACGATTGGATTGGCGTTAGCTATTAATCCACTATTAGTTGTGTAAGTTGCTAACGGTGTAGATGATCCAGCTTGATAGGTATATATCTTGCCACCACTTAATGGTAGCCCTGTCGTGCCTAAAAAACTTACTCCGTTGCCTATGGGTGATAGATTGACTGACATTTTATTTTCCTATATCTGAAAGTTTATTGTATTTTATTTCTTTTTCAAGCAATTTACCTTGTTTAGTTTTGTAAAACTTGCTAGATATTTTTTCGCCTATATGTTCGCCAGCCATTGCACCAGGAACTCCGCCTATTTTTGCACCTAATGCAGTTGATCCTTTAATTGCAATTGTTCCTAGCTTTCCTCTTAATTGATGTGTTTGAACTGCTGCACCTGGATATTTAGTGTCAATACTAACCAACTCACCAGCTCTAATACCTTCATCAATATTTTGTAAAATTTCAGGACTATCTTCAAAAGCTACTTTTAATTTTTGTGATAATTTAGCTCTTTCTTTAGACGCAGCCCTTCCGTTCCATGGCTCGCCTTGTCCGCTTTGACCTGCTTCTTTAATTCTGTTTATTAAAGATGTTTGTATTTGTTTTAAAGCATCAGTTTTACCTGTTTCTTTAAACACATTAATCATATGACCAAATTGACTTTCAGGAAGAGTAGTAATTTTCTTTAAAATATCTTCTGTAGCTATTTTTTGATTTGTTCCTTCAACATTAAGCAAGTCGTTCATTGCTTTAGGATTGTCATAAATTTCTTTTCCAACTTGAAAATGTTTGCGAGCAGTTTCAAAAGTTTGACCACCTACATTTGAAAATACATCTTCATCAATTAAACCTTTTAATTGTCCACCAAGCTGCTTTGTTTCATAATTATATTTACTGTTTACAAATTGACGCAAAGATTCTGATTGAGCAATATTCATTGGTCTAACATTACCTTTTTCATCAAGTAATCCTTGACGTTTTAAAAAGTTTTGTATGCCTTTTTGAAGATTTTGTTCTTGAGTGTATGTAAAGTTTTCGTCAGCTTTTAAAAATTCATTTAATTTATTTAATTCAACAGGTTTGTCACCATGTTCAAGTCTTGCAGTTTCATACAATTGAGTTGTTTTTTCATTGTGTTTATTTAAAGCATCTTCTGCTGCTTCACGAATAACTTTACCTGCATCCATTTTGTCATATACTTCAAATTGAGTGCCTGTTCTTGGTATTGTGCCACCAAGCTCATTTTCAATTTTATTAAAATGTCCTGATATAGCTTCTTTTTCATGAGTAAGTTGTTGCGTCATTCCTTCGCCATAAAGACCTTTTTCTGCTTTAGAAGTTAAATATTGAGATGTGGCTTCTTTTGGATTTTCGTCAACAGCAGATTTTCTAATATGTTCTACGCCAACTTTTTTTAATAACAATTCATTTTCACTAATTGTTTCTACAGGTTGTGCAGCTTTACGCTTTTCAAATTGACCTGTAATAGCCTCATCAACAGCACCAAGACCTTTTCCTACAACTTTATTTATTCCTTTTCCAATTGTAGGTGCGGCTGCAAAAGTTAATGAATTAGCAATGCTTTCTACATCTTGAACAGGGACACCTGTTTCTCTAGCAACAACTTCTGAACCCTTGTGTATGTTTTCACCAATATAATTAAATAATTTTCTAGATGCTTCGTTTTTGTATTCAGGTGTTTCAGTTACACCAAATAAACGACCCACAGGATTTTCTAGCGCTGCAATTGAACGACCTGCTATCTTTTCTGATTCTTGGGGTGATTGTTGTAAAGCACGAGCCGTTGCATAAGTTAAACCGCCTACAACGCCAGGAACAACTCCAAAAGCAGTATCAGCTAAAGATGCAACTCCACGACCAAATTGTTTAACAGGTTCAACGCCATATTTTTTAATAACAGGTTCGTTTGGTGTAATAACTTCAACAGGTAAATTAGCAAATTGTTGAGTTGTTGCAGAATAAGGTTCATTTCCTATGCCAAAATAATCTTCAGCTTGAACAGGGGTTGGATCGTTAATGCCTAATAAATCCTCTTCATCTTGAGGTTTTATTTCAATTGTAGGTGCTGTGACTTGTAATCTTTTAGCCATTACATTAGTCCTAGATTATATTTTTTATTTAATACTTCTAAGGCGTGATGTTTTTTCTCAAATGATTTTTGTTCGTTTTCAGTCATGGATGATTTAAAGCGTTTTTGTTCTGCTTCAGTCATTGATGAATATTGTAAAACATTAGGATCGGCAATCTGACTAAACTGTGTAAGTGCTTTGCTATACTTTTCAGGATCAGTTTGAAATTGTTGCATAACTGCTTGTTTAACAAGTTTAAGCTTTTCTTGACCAATAAGTTGATTTGAAGCTCTTTTGACTGCATCAACTGTCATGTGTGCGTTTGGATTTGAAGCTTGAGCAATAAGTTTTGATGCGTCTGTATTTCCACCTTCTTGAGTTAGCATACTTGTTACTTTGTTTAATAAATCTGTGTCTGTTGCAGATTCAATGTCAGCACCTGGAATACCAAATGTTGAGGCTAATTTATTAAGATATTGACGGCCTTCTGCATGAGCGCCTGTAACAGCTGCATTTGAATATTCTTTAACCAATGTTAATAAACCAATTTTTTTATTGGCAAAACTAGCGTCTAATTGAGTTTGTTTCCAATCTGAAGCAGCAGATTCGGCTCTTGATTTTAATGATTCAGATTGGCCTGGTTGCATAGATGATACAGCAGGAGGTGTAGGTTTACCACCAACGCCTTGACCACTGCCACTGCCACCGCCACCAACAAATACAGTAGTTCCAACAGGAACGCCCATTCTTGTAGCTTCAGTTGGATCAGTAATGACTCTTTGAGTGCCTGTAGGTAATTGTTTAGTAATTGGTGTGCCAACTGCTGCTGTAGGTTCTTGACCTGTAAACAACGGATTGCCACCAACAACAGGTTTAATTTGTTGCCCTGTATCTTGCATATAAGCAGTAGGGTAAAGTTTTTCTGCTTGAGCTTGAGCTGATAATACAGACGCTTGTTTTTGAGCTAAAAATGCTTGCAATTCTGTTTTTGTAGCTTTTGGATTTAAACCCATTAAAGCTCTATTAATTGCAACTTGTTTATCTTCAGGATTAGTAAATTTTCCTGAATTAGTAATTGAATCAGTTGCCATTTTAACAATTCCATCATAAGTTGGATTTTTATGTAATTGTTGTATTTGTTGCACAGCATCATTTGATGAATCTATAATAAATTTAAGATGTGCAGTATTAGCACCATATATTTCACTTTCAGATTTTGCTTTAGCACCAGCAATTTTAGGCTGTAATGTTTCTTCAGCTTCCGTAGTAACCGCTTCTTGTTGTCTTGCTATTAAAGGATTAATTTGTTCGGCTTGTTTATATTTTTGAGCGCCAATAGCCATATTCATCATGTCTGATAATGATATGCCTTCAGGTGGTTTAACTTTTGATGCTACGTCTGATACGCTAAAATCTGCCATCTTTATTCCTTGTTAATAATTAAGCAACTCTGCTATTCATTATATCTTGCATGCTAGTTGAACCGCCTGAATAGCCACCACCATAATTAGGTAATTGACTGTATGAATTTACAGTGCCACCTTGATTTAATAATCTATTCATGTAGCCATAATTTCCTAAAGTATTTAATCCGCCACTAATTGCGTTTGTCATGCCAACTGTTCCTGCGGCTTGTGCATTGGCTGCACCTACACCAAGTGAACTCATAGCGTTAGCAGTATTTCCTGATAAATTAGCAGTTGTTTGATTTGCAGTTTGACCTAGCCCTGAAATACCAGCTAAAGTATTGTAAATGTTAGTGCGTTGACCTTGGAAGTTACCAAAAGCATTTTGAAAAGCGTTACCTGCAAAGTTTTGAGTATAATCTTGCATTCCTTTAAAAGCATTTCCACCAATAAGACCGCCTGATGAATTAGCAAGATTTCTTACGCCTCCTAAACCTTGTTCCAATTGAAATGCGTAATTAGGTGCTAAATTAGCATTTAAATCTTGATTGGTAAATTCTCTTGTAAGGTATCCTGTTCCTGATCCTGTTGTTGTTGGGTTACCTTGTTCATCATATTGTTGATATTGACCAGGAAGAAATGATCCAATTGTATTAAGTGCGTTATATCCAGCTCCCCTAAATGGTGCGTTTTGTTTATTTTGAGTATTAAACATTGCAAGCTGTTGATCTTGCGCATCTCTTGCTGCTTGCGCTTGCGTGTCTGCGGCTTCACTTGCGCCATAAGCGCCAATAAGTGACCCACCAATCGTTGCTGCGGCTATCCAACCTGCCATGATAATTCCTTTTCTAGTATAAACGTTTCAACTTTGTTTAATTGCTTAACTCTATTTTCGCCCAAACCACATTCAGGCACAACATACAATCTATCTTCTAATTCTTCTATGTTCTTACAATTGTCTAGATTATCGTAAATATCAACCCAAACAACTTCTTCATCAAAAACTCTACCAACTCTTTTTTCGCCAGCTTTTGCATCAAATTCCATAGGTGCTTTTAAAGTTTCAATTTTATTGCCTATGTTTACAGCAATTGTTCCTTTTTCAAGCCTTACTTTATAATCTGTTTTATGAGGCGCACCTGTTAAAATAGTCCATTTAGGCACAGTAATTTTACGCTCATAAACTTGATCTAAAAATGTATGGTCAGTTATAATGTCTGACTGTTCCATTCCTAATAATATATTTTCAAGCTTCTCAATCTTTTCTATCGTAACATTTTCAATAGATTGAATATTTGAAAAGTCACTTACCAACTCAACATTGTTCATTGGTTATAGTATGGCACTTTTACACTTTGACCATTTACAGTCATATTAATAAATCCTGCTGGTTTTGCAGGTAATGTTGCTGTTCCTGTAGTTGCTGTGGTTGAACTACTAAAATTAAGCAAGTTTAAAAAAAATTGTTGCCAAGCACGAGTTGGTCTTTTTGATGAAGTATCTAAAAATTCAGTCTGTGGATATGGGTTAGTCTGACTTGATCCATAAATACCATTTCCTGTAGCCATTAGTTTTCACCTTGTGAAGCTTTAAGATTAGACGATATTATAACTGCATTTACAGGGTCTGTAACTACAACCTCAAAAACTCTATCTCTAGCCCAACCTAATCTGCGCCAAATAGCACGATTTTTGTATAAACCAACTGCACCAATTGAAGTCCAATGTTCGTTTGACCATGTAGAGCCACCGTCATTAGACCAACGAAGCATAGCTTGTGGTGTTTGACCTGGGTTTGATTGGTTTCCTACGCCTGGCTGAAACTGAATTTGAAGTTCTTCCAAGTATTCACGTTGCAAATCAGTCACTAAATGAGGCGCTCTGCGTAATCTACGAATTTCACCACCATTGTCGGTATAGTTATTAGGATCAAGTAAATAAATAATGCCGTTATCAAAATCGCCTACATAAACTTTACCGTTAAATAAAGCTGAACAATTGCCACGATGTCTATGATAAGTATTGGTAGTGTCAATAGATAACCATTTATGCCACATAGTTGTAGATATGTCATAGACCCAAGTTAAATCTAATGTAGGAAATGAAACAACATAACATTCGTGACCTTCTTGTTGATAAGTCCAAGAAATAGCGTCATCAATATAATGGCCTAATAATGATTGTTCAACAGCATGAGTTGATATGCGAGTTGGCACATATCCATTCATTTGCATAACTTGAGCTTCACCACGATTGTTTCTAGATACATAAGCAAAAGAATTTCCTAGTCGTGATACAGAAAATTTAGCTGCAATACCATGTTGAGTTGATGTGCCTGGTATTCTTTGAAAAGGAAAAGGAAATGTTCCAACGTCAACCCATACTTCAGACGAAGCTTCACCAAGACAATATACTTCACGATGATCTACAATTAAAGATACTAAATTATCAGGTGCGCCATCTTTAGACGAAAAACTTAAAGCAGGAGTAATAGGACTTAATGGACTAGAAGCAGCCCATTGTTGTGAGCTAGGTCTGTTGTAAACAAAATAGTTATCTACTATATCAACAGTATTTCCACCTGAAAACGCACCGTCAGTAGAAGGAAACACAGTAAAGTTTAACGCATACATTGTTCTTGATGTTACAGTTTGAGATGCGCTTATAGGATATGTTCCTGTTGAACCTGATCCTGTGCCAAACGTTAATGTAAGTGTTAATCCTGTTCCATTATTATTAGATGAAGTTGAAGCTGGATTACTTGGAGTTGAAGTATAACTTCCTGCATTGGTTTGAGTTATGGTTAATACTCCACCTGTGTTAGTTAAAGTGGCTACAGGAACACTAAAACCTGATCCTGTTCCTCCAATAGTTGCAGCAGTAGCAGATAACACAGTTGTGGTTGCAGTAAAGCCTGTTCCTGGCGTTGTAATTGTTACAGATGTAACTGCGCCACCTGATATTACTACAGTTGCTCTAGGGTATGTGGTAGCAGTTGCGCCTGATACATAAGTTAATTGAACGTTATTGTAAGTTCCGTTTGTATAGATTGAGCCGCCTGTAATTGTTCCTAATGTAGCAACTCCAACTGTAACTGAAGCTACGGTATAAGTTGCAGGAGTTGTTCCATAAACGCCACCTAATACAGTTACAGTATCATTAACTGCATAACCTGTTCCTGGCGTAGCAATAACTTCGCTTAATACTGAAGCGTTACCTAAAGCAGTAATTATTGTATTAGCAGAAACAGTTGACCCTTGAATAGTTTGACCTGGATACAATGTGCCTGAACTAGCTGTTACAGTCATTGTAGTGCCTGACATTGAAGCAGTTAATACTGAAGCCACAGCAGCAGAATTCATTAATGTAGAAGTAACTGTTTGGCTTTGATTAATGGTGTAAGTTCCAACACCGCCTGTGCCTGTTCCTAAAGCTGTAATTACAGTTTCGTTAGTAACGCCTAAACCAAATAAAGCCTGATTAATTCCTATTGTGCCTTGATTAACTGCGGTAACAGTTAAAGTTGTTCCTGAAATAGAACCTGTAAATAAAGCACTTGCAGGAGTAGAAATGCGCCATGTATAACGATAAGAACCGTCAACAATATAAACATTTAATCCGTTATCAGTAATACCTACTCGGCCTGTTATGGTATTTAATTGACCTATTAATGTAGGTGTTAATTCGTTAGTTAAAATATATACATAAGGGCCAACAACTGCCACCATATATAATCCACCTGATACTGTTCGCATACCACGAACTTCTTGTTTGTTTTGAAATACAATTGATGATGTAAGACCAGGCGTTGGATATAAAGCTACAACTCCTCTTGATCCTTCAGGCTTTAATGGGTCAATTTCAGGGCGAAAGTTAATGCACTCTTGGCCATCTTGATAAATGGAAGGTGCTTCATAACTTGGGCCTACAAAGCCAAAATCAGCCATTATCTAAAGAATCCGCCTGTTAGTATCCAACCAGCGTCTTTTTGACGGCTAGATAATAGTGCATCGTTAAATCTTGCAGATTGCATAGGTTTCATATTAGTGCGTTTTAGTGTTGCTTTACCTTGTGCAGCAAACGCCACAATCATCGCTATTTGCGTTTGTGAGGCCTTTCCATACATAGGCATCAATCTCTCGGCTAAACACCAACGTAGCGCCATAGAATAGCCTTGTGGGAGGTTTATATCGTCATTAAGTGAAGCATAGTTTCTAAACAATGTTTGAGCAAACATGTGGATTTCACCCTGTGCAGGATTAGGCCATACAAATACATTACCTGAATCAGAATTAGGATTAAAATATATAGCTTTAGGCCATGGGCCATTTAAAGTCTTTAATCCAATCATGTTGTAGTCATCTAACGCTAATATAGCTATTGGATAATCTAATCCACCATTTACAATAGGTTGACCGTTAGAAGTTGTATTAATACGAACATAAGCAGAATCAATGCCAAGAGGCTTTTGATAATAAGCTTGAATAAGGGTAGA